CGTTGCTGCATTATCACCGGCAAAATTGGAAAGAGTTACAATGTCTCCTTCTGCTAGGCTGTGCGCCGTCGCGCCCAAAATTGTTGGATAGCCGACCGTTAATTCGGTAACAGTAACAGCTTCCCCGCTAGTTCCGCTAATTTCTAATTTTGTCCCTTGACTTTCAATAGCCACTTTTTTTCCTCCTCATTAAATTTAGGGTAAAGAAAACCCTATTAATTTTCTGTTCCCCAAACCATATAGTCGGCGATGATTCTGTGTGTGCCGACATCAGGCTCGTAATAATCCCTTTCGCTTTGAATTACGATTGAGTTCAAACTTACTGAATCAACCCTAAATATTTTTGTGTTAATTGCTCCTCTTATCGCTCTTGCTAATTCCTTTGCCGCCGCGTATGTTTCCGCCCATGCCTCAATCTGAAATCTCACATGAGCGATGCCGGATACTCCGCCAAGATGAACATCACTTGCGCCCGTAACCCTAAAGAACAGTATTAAAGGAAAAATGGGATTCTGCGGCAGTTCAGCGGCATAACATCTTGTGGTAATCGCCCGGACTGAATTGTCCGCAAGAATTGAGTATCGCAATGCTTCTTCAATTGTTGAAATCGCCATTACCTATTCAGCCCTTCAATCTGCTTTGTTGTTAGCTTTCCTTTTTCCGCTCGCTTCCTTAATCTTCTAGCCGCCGCGTAAATTTGTGCACGCAATTCTCGTGCAAGTATCTTTAGCGCAATCTCTTTTGTAGAATCCCACGCATTTCGTAAAAACGGATTTGGCGAAATACGCCCTGTAAACCTACCTGTCTTTTTTTGCGTCCTGTCTTTGGTGCCGAACTCTATAAGATGCGCATGAGGCGCGGACGAACCAACATAAACCGTAACTCTTGTCCTGTCGTATGTTTGCCCTTTTTTCTGGCTCGCTTTTAAGCTTGTTGATATTTTTAATGACTTTTCCAAATTGCCCGCATCTCCTCTCGGAACGTTCAGCTTTGCGACATTTAGAATAGGCGCGGCTGATTTTTTTAAAGCATTTCTAACCGCTGTTTTTTGCATTGATACCGTGGGAAGTTGCTCAAGCAGGTTAAGTAATTCCGGCAGTCCTTTTAATTTGCACGTGAATTCTTGATTCATTCCGCCCTCGCTCCCGCGTGGAGTTCTAGTCCCTCCCGGCGTCCTAGTTCTAAGCAAGCATAAATGTCATACTCTTTTCCGTCATATTCGATTATGTTTTCCACTCCAACATCTCTTCTCCACCATATTTTGAATTTAACATCGATGCTTGCCACTGTTTGTTTGGCCGCGTATCTTTCCGCGCCCCGTAAATATTGCACGTTTGCCCAAACGGTCGAAACATCTGACCATGTTTCGATTACTCCGCCAAAACTGTCAGTTGTTACGGTTTTCTTTTTTATAATAATTTGCCGATCCATTCTTCCGCTAATCATTAAAACTCCCACAACGGCGGCACTAAATTAATTAATCTATAATAAGTAATATCTTTAGGGCTTTCACTCATTTCGTTTCCTCGCTCCGCGTGGAGTTTTGCCGCCATATGTTTTATCGCTTGCTTTGCTATTACCGGAACATCCGCGCCGGTGTCTCCATATCCACAGGTGAAGGTGATATAAATAGGGTTGGATGGATAAAGCGTTGCTGAAGGCCATGAACAACCGTTTTTTAAAACTGCCCTGCCGCAATTTTCTCCGTTAGTTTCAACAATATAATCTTCAAAAGTATATTCCGTTCCGTCGGAGTCTTTATATTTGATAGAAAAATTATCTGATTGCAGATTGCCTAATGGTATTTTTATGTAATTAGAAGAGGGAAAAAAATCCAAATAGAGAATCCATGTTGCTGTTATCAACTGTCTTCTGGTATCGTTCTCCACGCTGTGTCTTGCGGCTTTCAGAATTTCTGCTAGATACGTGTCCTCATCGGTAACCGCAGCTTTCGTAACGATAGAAGTTCCGAAAGAACAGCTTGCAGTCTTCACGCTGGCTACGGTTCTTATATAAGATTTATTTCCCGTGTATTCTTTTTCATAAGTTGCGTTGTCCGTTTCCGTTGTTACCTGTTCGAAAGCTCCACCCATCCAGTCTGTATAAGTAGAGTTGTCGTCGGATTCCTGAATTTTAACGTCAACCGTTCCGTTCGCTCCGCAAGTTCCGGCCTGAAAATATACAATAGCCGGATACCCAAACACATTAACTCCAGTTCCTTCCAGCGCGTATAATTCATTAACCGCTTGAAGCCCCGGCGCGATTGATTGCGTGCTTCCCAAGCTCTCGGCAAAAGTAAGTGAATCCAGCCTCAAATGTGCTTTCAATTCGGTAAGTGATACCGGCTCAACTATCGGAGCTGAAAATAAAATAAGTTTCATTTTTTTACACCTTACAGAAAACGCCCTTGGAACGCTATTTCTGCGCAACCCCTTTTGTCTTTTCGTAAGTTCTTAAAGTTCCCAATCCAAGCATACCAAACAAAAGCGTTACTAAAATTCCCATATCTAAGTTAGGCAGTTCAACTTCAGAGCCGTAAAGTTTTGCCATAAAAAAGATAAAGGGCATTAAAATGTAGTTATACGTAAATGCCGCGCCGCAAACCCAACCGAGAAATGGCCGCCACCCGGAAACAAAAACGCTTGAACTTGCCGCCTCGATTTTGTTGATTTCGGTCTGTGCGTTTTTTGCACTTTCCTCTAGCTCTAAAAGTTTAACTTCCAACTCCGCCGCTTTAGTCGCGTCTATCGGGGCTTTGCCTGTAATTGCCGCACGTATATCCTTCGCCAGCGACCCGATACCGCTAAACACCTCACCGACATTTATTTCTGCTATGCTTATTCCCATTAATACAACCAACAAACTTCCGGCGGAGCATTCTCCGTTTCCATATCATCAACATGAATATATGTTTTTCCTATGCCTATTCTCGTATAGCCTGCCGCAATTAATCCGCCTAAAATTTTAAATCTTGTTCTGCTATCCACCGCCTTAATGTCTGCCGCCCTTCCTAAAATATGATTTTTAGTTTTTGAACCCACTGCTTTATTATGAGCATCACAGCGATAGCCAGAGTTAATAACGTAAGCCACGTCTGATGTTTCCCGCGCTCGGATAAGCTTTGCGAGAAAATCAAGTTGCATCTCGTTGCGTTGGCAACAAGGGCAGTTAAATTCTTCCAGTTTAAAATATTTCATTTCTCATACAGCTTATCTTTTATTTTTGTGGTGTCCGCTTTAATATCCTGAACAACATCGTAAATGGCCTCAACTTGCGTTTCGGTTTTTGTGATTCTTGATTCATGATTAATAAATCCAAGAAAAAAGAACCCGAAAATACTAATGATGAGAACAATCACGCACCACCATTTCACCGTAATCGTTGTTTCCGAGGTGTCAGTATAGTTGTTCATACCCCCCCCTACGCCGATGGGGTTGGGATTATATATCCGCCCGCTACCAATGTCCTGTAAACAATGTAAACAGTGCAAACACATTCATCGTCGGTCGCACCGCCTATAACCGTAAGCTGGATTTTTTTTCCGCTCGCGATTACTCCCTGACCGAAATAAGATAAGTGTGCACCGGCGGTTAAGTTTTCCGCCGCCCCCGCCTCACTGGATATAAACACCACCGGCGTATCATCGGTTGACTGAATAGATATTCCAGCAAAATTGCCGTCTGGATTTGAATTGTCGGTGGGAATAATTATGTAGAGAAAATCAATTAAGCAGTTTTGCGCCGTGATATTAAATAAGTCATAATCCGCCGCAGCTTGTTTTAAATCTATTGTCCGCGAAACGAAAGTGCTTGAAGCCGGTTGCTTAACTACCCATGTCGAGCCGTCGATATTTATAAGGAGATTTCCCGTATCGTATTCGAAAAAAGTAGAACCGCTTGCCATTTCCGGCTTTATATCCGTAGATAAGCCAATAGCTTTATTTTTTAAGTGGCCTATGTATGTAACTGCCATGCTTACCCCCTTTCACTTTTGAGAGCGGGAGCGGGTTTCCCCGCCCCCCCGTTAAAATTAACTGGCCGCTGGCCTTATAACAAGATAAGAAACAATCGCGTCATCCTGAGGGTTGGCAGAAAATTTAAAATCAATATATCCTTCCCCCGCTGTTGCTGATGTTCCGGTTACACCTTCAGTTCCGTCATCCAGAATATTCCAAAACACAATATCTCCGGTAGCGGCATTGGCTACTGTTACGCGATTAGTATCGCCATAATCCGCGTCAGTGGCCGCCACTTGGTCGGCGGTAACAGAGGATTGATCGGCATGGCCAGTAGTATCAGCTTCGTGGCCGTTGTATTTTGCTTTAATGTCGTTTAGCATGGTTATAGAACCGGCAAGAGTTGTGGTAGCGACTTCGCTCGAAAGAGCTTTCGCCGCGCCCTGTGCAGAGTGATAAGCCCAGCCCGAACCGAGAACCATATCGGCGTTATGCGCTGCATACAATGTCATTAAAGAATTTGTGAGAGCGATCAACGAAGCAAGGTCGTCGGCTTCATCTTTTATTGCGGCAGTAGATTGTAATGTTGTGTGTCTGGTGGCGTTGCCAAAGTGATTGATAATATCACCGCGTATTTCGTTCGCCAGTGTTATCGCCGAAGACAAACCGGCGATATTCTCTTCGTACGACATAGTAACACTATCATCTGCCGCAACTAGTTTCGGAAGCGCAAGGGTTACCTTGCCGGTCTTATCCATCGTCACATCACCGGAAAGGGTAACCTTTGTGTTATTCGCCGCCGTACCGTCCACGCCTATAATAATCTGCCCGGCGCTCAGACCTTCAATCATGGAATCTTCAACAGCACCGTTTTGTATTGTCACTTCACCAGTCGCGGCTAAAGCAATATCACCGCTTACAGCGACACTAGCCACTGTGGTTCCGTTGCCGACCAATATTTGTCCACTTGTCTTCGCAGAAATAGCAGCGGCTTTGCCATCTGAATCTCCAACAAGAATACTCCCCTGTGCTAATGCGATGTCAGGCGCTTCCAGCGCTCCATCCGCAATACTCAGAACGCTACCGCTTTCCAGTGCAAGCGTGCCGCCGCTTTCCACAGTTATAGTTCCGCCGTCCGCAACAACAAATTCCTCTCCACCTTGTTTTCTGTAAACCTTAGATTGATAACTCATTTTTTTTCTCCTTTTAAATCCTGTGGTTTCCCCGCTGGGGCGGCAGGATCGACCGCCCCAGCGAGTATCCATCGAAGGACAGGTTTTAACTTATCGCGGGCGCATCAAGAGGATGGCCTTTGATAATGTGAATACCAATAACTGCATTAGTCGTTGCCGCTGCCCTCAGTTCAACTTTGAGAAATCGCTTGCCGCCGACATAGCCAACCATAAAGGTCGTATTTTCGTCGTCAATGAGCGGTGTTGCTGGTACGCCGTCCGTAATGCTACCAGCGCCAAGCAAATCGCCATCCTCCACATAAGCATAATCTCCAGCCGAACCCGTTCCATCATCGTCGGCGTGGGAAATCCGAAGCGACATATAGTTAGGGTCGTCAATTTCCCCCGCGCCCGTTGAAACAACGATAACGGCGGAATTAAAACCGGCAAGATCGATATCTTGATCGCTGGTATGACCCGTAACGGCAATAGGAGCCATTATGGTTTCTATTTCAATATTATTGTAAAGGTCTTTCATTTTGTTTTTCCTCCTTTTTAACTTGTAACAACTTTTAAAAGTTTAATCGCTTCATACATCACAACTCCGCCGCCAACTCTCTTTGTCGTGTAAAAGTGAATGTATGGTTTATTTGTGTAGGGATCACGCAAAACGCGAACACCAAAGCGATCAACAATCAAATATGCTCTTTTAAAATTTGCGTAGGCGATTGGATATTTATTGCTAGCAACAGACGGCATATTATCATCAATGACCACAGGCTTTCCTAATAGCAGGTTTGGCGCACCTTCTTTTAAGCCCAACTGCCAAATGTAATTCCCCTCACCGTCTTTGAATTTTCTCACCGTACCCTGCGTTGATGTATTCATTAGAAAAACCGCGCCTGGTTGGTAGGTAGCTTTCAGTGCCTGTTGTAGATCAATCAGCTTATCCACGTCGGTAAAAGTAGAACTTGCGCCGGTTGCAATAAAGCCGATTTTCCCCCACGCGTAAGAAGCGTTAGTAACCGTTGTATAGCCCAGAATGCCCTTTGGTTTTTCTACACCGTTACCGTTAATAAACGCATCGCCTTCGGCTTCGTTGAACTTAATAGCCACTTCATCAGCAAGCCACTGCTCGATATTAAGGGAAGAGTCGTCAAGCAGTTTTTGAGTTGCCGCCGGATTTGCGTAAAATTCTTTTGTGTTGATAGCAATCTTGGCCAGTTGCGGAGCGCTCGTCTCAGTTCTTGATGCTTTTTCTCCTACCCAGCCGCTGGTTGCGCCACCCTGATTAACTAGCTTCTCATAAGTGTCGGTAGAAATATTCACAACGGTTGCGAGCTGGCGCATAACAGAAATAGTTGAAGCAACGCGGTCAATTTCTTTGCTCATTTCTGTAGGAACGGTAAAGCCGCCGTCCGGATCAGATGAGCTGGATAAAGAAGCGCGAACCTCCAATTCTTTCAAATTTCCCTCGATACCTTTCCGGAACCATTTTTCAAATGCCTCTTTGTGTTCGGCTTTCGCGCGATCAATCTCAGTCTGTCCGCCGCCCGGATATTTCCCGCGAGAAATAATGGTCTGCAAGTCTTCGAGTTCTTTTTTCATCGCGGATATTTTGTCGAGTTCCGCGTTTATTTTTTCAACCTTCTCAACCAGAAGCGGGTCTGCATGGCCTTTTTTTTCGATTTCTTTGAGGCGATTATCGTTTTCAGCCTTAAACTCTTCAAAGGCATGCCCCAAATCTTCAATGACAACATTAATGTCTTTGGACATTTTTATTTTCCTCCTCGAATTAAATTAATTAAAGTTTCTAATTTCTCAGCTTTCGCGGAATCCCTCCGCGATATATCGCGGCTTCCCGCCGCCACTCTGGCCGCGTAAGACCTTGAAGCCCCTGCATCCCGCAAGGCACGTTCAAGTTCCCGCAGCGTTAAGTCTCTACCTTCAATTTCCGTTTTGATTTCTTCCGGCGCGTTGGCAAACATAGAGAGGTCAAAAAGCGCGTTGACTTTTTTTTCGGTTTCTAAAACCGTATCAATTAATCCAAACTCTTTTGCTTCACTCGCCTTAAACCACGTCTCGTCCTTCATTAACTGTTTGAGTTCGCGTTTCTTGCCGCCTACTTTATCGTAGTAGATGTCGAGCATGTTATCGCCAATCTTCGCCAAGACGTCCGCGATGTCACGCAAATCGTGTTGGTTACCCGCGACCAAAACCCAAGGGTCGTGAATCATATACATTGCGGATTTGTGCATTTGGATTTCATCGCCAGCAAGGGCGATGATGGAAGCAATAGACGCGGCCAGGCCTTCCACTCTTGTTATAATTTCCGCGTCTTTGTTTTTTAGCGCGTTAAAAATCGCCACGCCATCAAAAACATCACCGCCCGGTGAGTTAATTCTTAAAGTGATTTTTTTTGACTTGATTGAAGCAAGGTCGCGGACAAAAGCATCGGCCTCAATGAACGGCCACCCAATAACATCATATACTATAATTTCGGTATTATCATTTGCCGCCGCTTCAATTTTATACCACTCCTGTTTTGTTAGGGTCTTGCCCCAAAATTTGGCTGTTGCCTCAGCGTTTTTTATATTTCTGTACTTAAGCATTTTTGCCTCCCATATCTTTTACTGTTGAAGTCCGCGTTCTATATTCGTCACCGCCCTCATACGGATTCAAATCTTCAAGCTCCCTGACTTCATTAGGACTCATAATTTCTTTATCAATTGCCGTAGAATAAGCGGCAAAGCGCGTTGCCATATCGCCGCGCATCAACCCGTCCATTTTAAATTTTACGTAGTGTGTTTTTCTTTCATCTGGGGTGAGCAAATCTCTGGCTAGTGCTTTTTCAATATTCACCGCCCACGGCATTAGCGAATATATTACAAAGGATAATCCAAATTGTTCGGCGGATGCGAAGGTGGGATTGGTATCATCCGCCATTAACATGGAAAGCGGCAGGGAAAAGAAGATGTCAACAATTTCTTTTTTTTGGTAACGCCTCGTTTCGAGAAATTGTGCGTCTTGCGGATTAATCGAAATCTTTTGTGCTTTCATTCCTTCTTGTAAAAGCATTACTCTGTGCGCCTTACCCAATCCACTATATGTTTCCATAAAAATATCGGTGAATGTTTTAGGGTCTTTCAGTGTGCTGGGGTGTTCAACAATAACACCCGGATGGATTCCGTTTCCAAAATAGCTTGCGCCGAACTCCTGAGCCGCCAACGAAAATCCGATACTCTCCCGCACCTGCTCGATTGGATTCATGCCCATGTAGCCGTTTGTTGATAAGCCGCGAAGATGTAGAATGTCAGAGCCTTGAACTTCTTTTATTGAGCCATCGGGAAAACGGCATTTGTAAATCAGTTTATAAAAATCAGTTTGTTTAACTTCTTGAACCACATTCGGAGCCAACGGGATTAATTCGTTCACCTGTCCCTTATGGGTATTTTTAAGAGCAAAAAAATTTCCGCGCAAAAGAAGATGAACTAATGCCATACCCCAGAACTCTGGCGCGGTCATCCACTCGTTCGGTTGATCATGCAGTAAAAAGTAGAGCGGGTGTTCTGTTGCTTTTTTTTTGTCCTTGCCGTTTTGCTGCATAAGGTGGCAGGGCAGTTGAGAAAAAGCCCGTGAAAGAATATTCACACAGGCAAAAACAATTGCTGATTTTGTCGCGTTGTCGGAAGTTACGCTGATCCCGCTAGAAGTAGAGCCGCCCGAAACGCCTAAAATAAATTCCTGCAACTCGCGAGATGAACGTGCCTTGGGTCGCAAGCGCGATACAAAACTCATTTGTTACTCCGTAAAAAAAAAGCAAAGAGCATAAAAATCAAGCCGCAAATTGTGAAACAAAGCCACGGTCGCAAAAGATATAGTCCGTAACCAAAAAGCAAAAGGCCGCCAAAAAGAAAAATGTCTCGAACATCAAGATTGATGTGCGATTTCAAGTTTTGAAAAAAGCGTCTATTTTGCAAAAAAAACCCCCGCCCCTGCTTTTTTGTTTCCCTAAGTTAATTGCAGCCCTCACTGGAACGCCAGTTCGCGAGTAGGTAATAAAATTACCTCTCTACAAAGAGTAAAAAGCGTCCCTATTTTTCATGCTTCTTTTTTATTTTGGCGAGATTATTGCGAAGCGTTTTTTTTGTTATTTTAAGTAGTTCGCACGTTTCAGACCGCGAGAGCCCCTTCCCAAAAAGCGTAACGATTTCCCGTTCTCTTTTCGTCAACTTAGTGGGCGGCGGCGCCCACTCCACCCGGCCACGCCTGGGGAAGCGAATAGGAAGCTCTTTTTGTTTTACTTCAATTTCCCGCAGATGTAATTTGAGCTCTGGACAAATTGATTCGCAAACACCTCTTGCCAGGCAAGTTAAGCAAAAATCCGCCATAGGCACTATCTCTCCTTTTTATTCCAGCGGTTTCATTTTGTGGTTTTCACGATAGGCGATTATAGCATCGTAAGATATTCTAATAGTTCCCCGATATTTTTCGGCTTCAATATCCCCACATTCAATCCACCGGTAAACCAGCGATTTCGAAACGTCAAAATATTGCGCCACCTCGTCAACTCTGTAAAGTTGTTTTTCCATAACTAAGCCTGCCCCAGTAAGCTTTTTCTTATTTCATCTTTTGTTTTACTATCGTAAACAGATGCTGTTTTTACTTCTTCCAGAATTCCACAAGCCATTACAGCCGCAATTATTCCGTCAATCCGACCCGTTGCTTTATTTTTAGAATATTTTATATCGCCTGCAGCATTCGCCTCCGCCACTACGCACGCGGCATTCCACGTCAGGCATGGATTACCATCGTGTCGTAATGTTTCGCCGATAAGTTTTTTTTCAAACACTTTTACCGCCGGTCCCATCGATAAATATCCCTGCCCGAAAGGCATTATTTCCGGTAATTGATATCCGCTTCTGTCTAACGCGGGCAAAAAATATTTCTCGACATAAGCGCGGTCAAAGGCGATTTTCTGCACACTAAACTTATTACAAATTTCAAAAATATCTTTCACGACAAAGTCATATTCTATGGTTTTGCGTGGCACGGCGTTAATGTAACCAGCGTCCCGCCACGCGATATATGGCACGTGGTCTTGGTCTTCTTTTTTTTTAAGTTCGACGCCGGGAAGCCAGAACCATACCTTAAGTCGCCAGTAAGGATCGGCTTCAGATGGTTCGAACATTAATGCAAATGCAGTTAGATCGTGAACGGCAGACAAATCTAATCCACCCCAGCAACGGCGATTTTGTAAAATTTCTAGAGGATAATCTTTATCCTTGCACGCTTCCCATGCGTCGCGCGAAATTGCCGGATTTTCCGCTTCTGTCCAAACACAAAAACACAATCGCTTAACAGTAGCCATTTTCGAGGGGAGGCCGTAAGCCTCTTTTATTTGGCTCCTAATATAATCGTATCCGGGCAGGCCGTGAATCAATGAAGGATTAACTTTAGGCCACAATGATTCATCGGTTAAATATTTATCGTTTTCTAAATCCTCTTCATCAAGCGAGCAAATATAAGAAAAAAATTCATCGTTTTGAATTTGCTCCAAAGCAATTTTACTTCCCATATCATGATATTCCCAACACACGCTTGATGTATTATGTCCCGCGTTAGTAATCATAAAACTTAATGGTTGCTCTCGGAATTTAAATCCTGCTCTAAGCATTTCGATAGCTGTCCCGTCCGTATGCTCGTGGATTTCATCTAGTAAAGCAATATGGGGTCGCGGCCCAGATTGTTTTTTGTCAGATGAAATAACCCGAAAAAAAGAGCCACTTTCCAAATGAGATAAATTCCAACATTTTTCACCAACTCCGGATGCAATAAGGCGTTTATTAATCTCCGGCGATAATTCATACATCGCAACGGCGTCGCGAAATAATATCATGGCCTGATCGCGTTTGGTCGCTGCGGCATATATTTCTGCTCGTGCTTCTCCATCTGCAAGCATTCCCATCAATCCTATGCCCGCGGCAAGCGGAGACTTACCACACCCCTTCGCGCCTTCAATGTAAGCGACGCGGAAACGGCGCTTTTTATTTTTTTTCCTTTCCCAACCAAATAACGACCCAATAATAAAATCCTGCCATGCAAACAAAAGAAAAGGTTTCCCTTCATATTGTCCACCGTTTAAATGCAGCACCTCTTCGAAAAAAGCGATTGCTTCGCTTGCTTTGTGTTCGCTAAACGCGAACGGATAAGATGTTGATTTTGATTTTTCCAAATCGTTAAGGTGACGCTGGCAAGCTCCCCGGACGTAAGCCCCTGCCAGTATTTCACCGCTTAGTACCTTGTGTGCATAAGCGGTGGCGCGATCTTTTTTTCTTTTTATTTTCATGACGCGAAAAATCTTTCCTTTTTGCTCGTTATTTTGTTAGGTTGCTGATTAACCGCGACTCTACTTCTACTACTCGGAGTCATCCCCATTTCAACTAAGCATTCCTTCATTTGTTTCCACGCTGTATTCTTTACCGGCACATAAGGATTTTGTATTGGAAATCCAGTTTTTGTTCCCACAATCACGCCCCTTTTTGCAATTTGTAATACTGCATCGCTCCATGTCGCATATGATTCGCAATACATTGCGAATATAGTCTGATCAAGTTCGGTTAATATTCCCGATGGTTCTAACTTCTTTGCTTCCCGTTTCCATATTTTTTTTGCCTCAGGGGTGAGACCATCAGGGCACGCAGGAAATTTAACCTCTAGTTGTAATTCGTTTTCCGGCAATGGCCGATGTCCCGGATTTCCCATCAATATTTTTAGTTTTGTCGGCTTAGGTTTTCTGCCACGCATTTTACCCCCCCTCCTCTAATTTTGCGATGTTGCGAGCCGAGCTCCCCACTCGGTTTCCAGCGTTACCCCTCTAGACATTTTTGCCACCCCCCCCTGTGTTCCAGGGGTGCTTATTATCAATTGGTATTCCACACACATCACATCCCGATATTTTTCCCCCATGCTCTTTTGCTGTTTTCCGATTATGACAAGTGATGCACAATGTTTGTAGGTTTTGCTCGTCGTAAAATAAATCACTGTCTCCACCGTGCGGGATTATATGATCGCACTGCGGAGCAGGAGTAAATCTATTGCATAGCTTACAAGTATAATTATCACGAGCAAATGTCCTTAACCGTAACCACTCCCAGCGTTTAGAGTTAAATAATTTAGGATATTTTTCATATCCCGTTTTTCCTGTGTTTTTTTGCGCCATTATTTTTTTGATAACCATTTTTATATTCGCTCGTATTCTCTCCATCGCCTTGCGCTCTGCGTGTTTGTGCGGATGCGTCCCCCGTCTATGGCTGAACGTAGCCATGTTCCGGGCAGTATCCGTAATCGTTACATGTGCATTACGATGTTAATTCCTCTGTCATAGATTTATCTCTGTATTACAGTTTTTTGTCTCCAATATTCCATTAGCGGTATTGCATCGTGCCTCCTTATCTTGGAGCGTGATGGTCGGTGCCGCCCCGCCGCTGTCATCCGGGAAGGATGCTATCGCCTGCTTATCACGCTTCGGCAGGAATAGGCTTTTTTTTATTCCATCCTCTCCCAGTAAACCATTGTTTTTACCGGTTGGTATGGTCTTGGAATAATGCCAATGCAAACAGGCATATTTCGCCGCTTCATGCGTTGCCCAGTCAATTTTTAACTCAGGTCGTGAAGACATGGCCACACTCCGGGCAGGTAATAGGTTTCTTTTCGTCAAGGCGTCCCTGATCCGCTTCCGTTCCGGGTGCGAAGTCTGGAGATTTCAGCCAATCATCCGGCAAATCTATACCCCAATCCGCTAGCGGCAAGTCGCTCCACTCATTCGCCAAGCTATCAAAATCATACCGCCCAAAATTAGAATTGTCTTTTATAATAAATTCTCTTTTTTGTTCAGGCGTTAGACCGCTAACCATTCTGATTTGACAATCGCTTGCGCCCATTTTTTGAAGTGCCAACAATCTCATGTTTCCGCCCAAAACAACCATGTTTTCATCAACCACAATTTCCCTAAGATTTAACATCTCTGGAAATTCTTTTAATGACTTTATTAATAATTCCATGTCTTTGTTTGATATTGTTCTAGGATTGTCGGGGTTTAACTTTATTTCGGATATTTTTGCGGTTTTGATTTCTGTCTGCATAGCTGTTTTCTATACTATATATTTAGGTTAAAATCAAGTTATTTTTCCTTTTCTTCTCTCCTTAACCTTCCGTAAAGCATTTCGTGATATGCACTCTTGCTGTCCATTCTCAAATTCAACCCACGCGCTGTTCATCTTCATTCTTGCAATAACGCGGCAGGTTCTTCCGTAAAGTGTTTGCCGTTTTGAATTGTTTTTCCAGCCATAAATATATTTTTGTTCGTTGCTCATTCTTATCATAAATTAAGGTTAATGCCTAGTTATTCTCCAAATCAATAACCTTCGCCGCCAGGTAATTTATCGCGCCCAACAGTTCGGCTATCGCCCTCTCTTTCGGAAGTGTCTGCGCTTCGTGAATTTTTTTGACGGCTTGTCCTAATTGAAAAGATTTAAAATGCTTCTCAATCCACATGATCGGCTGGTCTTCAAAATTATCGCCAAAAACATCATGCCGTTCTTTGCCTTTACCTTGACTGGCTTGCTTTAGCGAGCGAAATAAAACATCAATGAGCTTATGATATTCTTTAACCATTATACCTCCTGTATTTCATCAAGATTATAATATATCTTTAACCCTAATTTCTTTGCTCTGTCAAGTTCTTCATCCGCGCCATAACTAGGAGCTAAATAAAGAAAAGAGGTCGCCCAATGGTCGAGAAAAGTATTATCATAATCATAATACCATACACCACGGTCAACCTTGCATGAATAGTGAATATGCAAGTAATGTGTAAGGTGCGGCACGAAAGCATAATGGCCTTTGTCGTGAATTACATTCCCCGCCGCTATTGCCCTATCAACATTTTGCTGAACTTCGCGCGGAACGCTGTGCAATTCATAACACTTTGAGCTATACGGTGCGGCTACATAAATTCGTTCAATCATTTTTTATTTCCTTTCTTTGTGGTTTTTGACATACTTTGTAACTGCTTTATTTTTTCACCCAAAGCACGTAAT